AGTAAGTTTAGGCATAGTAGTAAAGAACTTCTCCAACTCTTTAAACTGTTTAGAACCTAATCCCTCAAGAAAGTCTATCATCTCTTTCTGTGTAAAGTCTGCACTAGTCCAAGTCTCCTCCTCACTATAAATCATATCTACACAAGTAGCAATCATTTCAATAGATTGCTCAAATCCAACATTATCAACTTGGAAGTTTTCTTTGATAAACTCATCTAATGAAGGATACTTCATTCTCATCTTAAGTTTGTCATCTAAGATAATATCTTTGTCATGCTCTGGATCAAATGTAACTTGAATAGCATCTAAATCTACAGTTACTGGTACAGTAGTAACACCATCATCAGGACAGGTGACTTTTATATCTACTGTCTCACCAACAGACTTACCTCTTACATTTAAGAATAAGTATTCAATATCAAATGTTGATAGTTTATCAATCTTAATTCCTTTTGTAAGAATACACTGTCCTAGAACTTGTTTAACTGCTCTAGCAATGTCTCCAATGTCATTACTTTCCATAGCAATGACCAGAATTTTTTCTTCTTTAACTAAGAATGGTCTGTATCTAATTTTCCTTTTTGATGAAGGAATTGTCAACTCATAGGTTGGTGCACTAATCTGGGGTAATGGCATCAGTTTTTTCCTTTAACTACACCACAAAGATATGACATTGTGGATTTGAATAGGTTACCATCTAATTCATCAAACATATACATGTTCAAACGAAATGCATAGTTTGCTTCAGTAACGATAGCATTTACCTGTGATTCTGTTACAGGCAGTTTATTTAGGGTAGCACGATAATTATTTTTAAACTCTTTTTTATTGTCAATATCAGGAAATTTATAAAACGCAAGACCTTCATCTTCAAGTTTTAGTGCTTTCTCTGCTATATTTTTAAGAATTTGACCACCAGAGAGATCACCAAGATACCTAGTATAGTGATGTCCTACCAGAAGTTCTGGTTCTTCATGAGCAACCTCTTGAATACGCTCCATATATTGCTTACATGCCTGTGAAGGATATATTTTCTCTCTCCAATCTATGCCGAAGAAATAATCACAATCCTCTGCTAAAGCATCATGCCTATACAGTTCTGGTATGTTCAGAGGTCCTACAATAGGATCATCTTTTAATCTTCTTACTTCTGCTTCTATAGTATGATATATGAAGTAAAAGTTAGAGATCAACTCTCGATAATTTTCTTTGTCTACAACACCTTTGAGGAATGATGAAACAAATTTAGTGTTCTCTGCTGCTGAATGAGATTTTTTAGTTCCCGATTTCAGTTCTTGTGCAAGTCCCATATCAATTTTTAATGTATATATTATAGCACACTTATGCGTAACCTGCATCTACTGCTTTTTTAAATATCTCTTGATCTGTTTCATTACCAGTTAAAATTATTTGATCAGATCCATCATAGTTATCTAAGTCTTCCTGTGTTTGAGTGAAACCAGTGCTCTCAAGACCATTTTCTTTGTATATTACTGGTTTTTTATCATCTTTATTAGAGTTACCAACTGCAACTCCAGATGATACATTTGCATAGTTCTTATTATAATTTCTACGATCCAATGAACTTATCTTACCAAAGTAATATCTATCATATGCAAATGTAACCTGACATTCAAGCACTTGGTTGCCATCATATGCAACAGGCATGGAAGATACAGAAACTGGAAAACAATTTAAAAAATTATACTCTACACTTCTAAAATGATCTTTGTCAAACTTTTGAATCTTTATAGTGTCAACTTTGTACTCGTCTGGATACTGCATTCTATGATAGTATGCAATATTTGACCTATCTACCTCATCATTAGATCCAGATGCTATGAATTCATGCCATAACTCAAAAAATTCTAGTGTTCTGTATTGATTATCAACATAAAAAGTAAAAGACACATCAGTAAATACTCTTGAATGTGCCATTTTTTCAACAATACCCATTCTCTGACCCTCTACCTGTGCTGTTGCCATAGTAGTTGCAGGTAATTCAGCACTATTACATAGTAATCCTAGATCTCTACTAATAAAGAAGTTAGTGACTCTAGGAGATCTTGAACTAATATATCCTCTTAATTGTTGCAGAGCACCAAAACCTGAGAAGAATACCTCGTAATGGTTTGTCGTAGCAACTCTTTGGAATAAACCACGAATTTGTTCTGTTTTTTTGATTCTTGGGTACTTGGGCACAATAAATACCTATGGGAACTTATGAGATTATGGCACACTCTGGCATATTTAGACCTCGTAACATAAAAAAGTATAGAGGGGACTACCGTAACATTATTTATCGTAGTTCTTGGGAGAAAGTGTTTATGAGGTATTGTGATAAGAACAGCAACATATTAGAGTGGGGATCTGAGGAGACAATCATACCATATCGTTCACCATTAGACCAAAGAATACATAGATATTTTCCTGATTTTTATATAAAAGTTAGAGATAATGATGGTAAGGCAAAGAAGTATATCATAGAAATAAAACCCAAAAAGCAATGTATTGAACCAAAAATACAAAAAAGAAAAACTAAAAAGTATGTCAGAGAAGTCATGGAGTATGCCAAGAACCAAGCAAAGTGGAAAGCAGCAAGGGAATACTGTGCTGATCGACACTTAGAGTTCAAAATTCTTACAGAGGATAACTTACCAGTATGAGTAGATTACAAGAAGTAGTAGATGGAGCAACTGGATTAAGAGATCCAGAGGATATTATGGAGCAAATTATGGAGGCACTTAATGATACTGTGACTCCTATTCCTGATCCTGGCAACTATTACACATTCGTATACAATGCAAAAACACCTAAGATAAGATATGATCAACATCCTTTGATTGCATGTACAGATATACAGCAATGGGGATTCAGAGGATTCAATTATCATTGGGGTTTGATGAGAAAATATACATGGAATGAAGTAGCAGGTCAACTATATGAAGTGCAGTCAAATGAGTTGGAAGATGCAAGACAATTAAAATATGCAAAATTCCTGCTAAATAGTTAAAAAAGGGTCGATATGGCAGGAAAATTAATGAGATATCCTACTGATATGATAGATTCCAGTATGGATTATTTCAAAATAGAAATTTTAAAGAATATAAAACAGGGTGGTGGTTTTGGAAATATTTCAAGTTTAGCTGGTGGCACTGGTGGTGCTAGGGCAGCACAAATAAGCGATCAATATGCGAATGAAGGTGCAAGAAAGACTATTATATTACCAATACCAGGCAATATTCAAGATAACAATGGTGCTCAGTGGGGAGAGAACAAACTAAATGATTTTGCTGCAGCAGCGTTAGGGATAGTAGGTTCAGTAGTTGAGTCAGATAATCTTAAAGATATACCTGGCAATGTAACTAAAAAAATGAACGAATTGCAGAGTGGTGGTGGTGGATCTGATGTTGCAAACTACGCAAAAATGGTTGCAGCAACAACGGCAGTTAACGCTCTTGGTGCTAATGTCACCATAGGAGGTTTGTTAGCAAGATCATCTGGTCAAGTTATAAACCAAAACTTAGAAATGGTATTTGGTGGTGTAACAATAAGAAGTTTTAACTTTGGTTGGGATTTAGTTCCTAGAAGTAGAGAGGAAGCATATGTTGTAAAGTCAATAATTAAAAGTTTAAAAATACATAGTGCAGCAAAATTAGATAATGATGGTATGGGTTTCTTAAATGCTCCTGATATATTCAGAATAGGATACTATAAAGGAGGAAAACCACATCCATTCTTAAATAGATTTAAAACATGTGCATTAACAAATATGTCAGTAAATTATACTGGAAGTGGCACATATGCAACATATGATGATGGTACACCTGTGCATATGAAATTAGATATATCATTTAAAGAATTGAATCCTATTTACAGGGAAGATCATGAAGCAATCACTGATGCGGTAGGTTTCTAATGTCAAAACACTATTTTAAACATGTACCAGACATCAGGTACAAAAATCCATTAAAAGATTCTCCTAATAATGACAATTATGTCATCATTAAGAATTTATTTCTAAGAGCAAAACTTAGAGATGATGTTTTTACCTCAGTTACATTTCTAAATTCTTATACAATAAAAGAAGGTATGCGACCAGATAATGTAGCAGAAGATTTATATGGTAATTCCCAATTAGATTGGATTATATTAACTGTTGCAAATATTGTTAATGTAAGAGATGAGTGGCCAATGAGCAGTGATGTTTTATATCAGTACTGTGAAGATAAGTATGGATTAGCAATAAATGATACAAGACACCATGAGACAGAGGAAGTCAGAAATGCTGAGGGTAAATTAATTCTTCCTGCAGGTCAGATAGTAGATAAAGATTATACAATACCAAATCCTTTAGTGTTCAACACCACAATAAATCCAGTAGTTCCTATTAGTAACTATCTAATAGAGACTAGAGAAAATGAGAAAAAAAGAAATATTAAAGTATTGAGAAGAGAATTTCTAACTCAATATATTTTAGATATGAAAGGAGAATTGGAATATACTAAGTCTTCCCAGTTTGTCAATAAAAAATTAAAGAATACTTAAAGAAGTTCTTCTAGTTCTGCAACACTAGTTGCGTTAGTAATTGTAGTATATGGTACTGCAGGGTTTGATTTAAGAGATGCAGACTCACCCTTCATGTCTGCTATTGATTGTATATCTGCATTTTCTTTTGCAATGGCAAGATATTGTGCTTCTAAAATTTCTGTTGTCTTAGTTTTTGCTACAGTTAGATCTACACCGACAGATTGTAAACTGTGGTCGTATTTCCAAGCATCTCTAAACTGATTAGATGGTAACGCAGATGGTTCAATTAATGAATAGTCAGATGTAGGTATATCTTTTGCTATTACAGCATCATCCGATAGAGGGCAATCCATTGTAGGAATTACTACTCTACAGTTGCCACTGGCATCTGAGTATGCAATAACTTTATTGCGTGACATCTTTATGCACCTGCAGTTGCTGAAAGACTAAGTGCCCAAGGATAAAGTATTAGAACTTTCTTCTTAGCATCATCAGCATCTTTCGCATATACATCTGCAGTGAAATTACCACTTGCATTGTCTGTATATGTAACTACAAAGTGATTTCCTGTGTATCCTGCCATTTTAATAAGTCGATAGAATAAAAAAGAGGGAGTAAATCCCTCTTGTTATTTATATTTACTCTTCAGCTAACTTCTGAAAGTAAGATAGTGCATCGTCCTCAGTTGGAGTGTTTGCTACAGGAGATCTTCCCTCGCTTAAGTCTTCCAACTCTGCCTCTTCATCTAAGACAGGTGAAGTTGCAGTTGTTTGGTTAAGTCTCAATACAGACTCAAGACGCTTTTTGAGTTCGTCATATGTCTTGAATTGATCAGCAGCAACTATTTCTGAGAGAGAATATTCTTTCTTCCATAATTGCTCAAGAGCATCATCATCTTTTAATAATGGTGCTGCTGCAGCAAACTCAGAACTATCATAGTTCCAATAACCTGCAACTTTCTTGATCTTAACCTTAAAGTCTGCTCCTTGCCAGAAATCAAATGGGTTTAGAGGTGTTTCATCCTCAAACTCAGGTTGCATAGCACCCATGATCTTATCAAAGATCTTTTTACCAAACTTGTAAAGGAACACTTTACCCTCATTCTCAGGGTTTGAAGGATCTTTTACAACATAGATGTTAGAATAAAATGCTAACTTACGCTTTTGATTACGAGCAATTTGCTTATCAGACTCCACACCACTATTCCAAAGACTAGTGTTGAATTCTGAACAAGGATCTTTTTGATTCAATGTTGTTAATGAATTTTCAATGTACCACCCGCCAGGTCCTTGAAAGGCATGGGAATACATTTTTACCCAAGGGAGATCTTCTCCATCAGGTGCAGGTAGGAATCTGATAACAGCATAACCGTTACCTGCTTTGTCAACCTCTGGTTTCCAGAGTCGCTCATCTCCTTTGTTAACTGAGTTGGTTTTTTCAACTTCTTTAACTAACTTTGCAGTAAGACTGCCAAGTGAAGATTGTTTCTTAAGTGATGCGAAAGACATAGGATTTAATTGGATTAAATTGGATTTGGTCTGTGTGACTTTATTATAGAGCTGTCTTGCTCATGTGTCAAGTGTTGCTTCCAACCCTTTACGCACTTTTTCAAGTGTTACTTGCATATTTGCAAATAATAAGTTGCAATCAACATCATTTGGGAATCCCATTACTACAGCAGATTTTCTAATGTTTTCTGCCATTTCTTTAGCACGAGGATCATCCGATAACTTCATACGAGTATAAAGAACCTGCTGTTTTTCAAGCAAAGTATCTAACTCATCTAGATGTTCAATTTGTTCTGGTACAGGAAGATCTGGGAATTGAAATATTCTCCCATAAATCTCTTCTTGCATCTCATTGATTTCTTGCATCTCATCACGAACTATATCGGAATCGAAAAAATCTGCCATAAAATATCTCCTAGAACACTACTATTTATGC